AAATTTGTCGAAAATTCTATTAACATCAAACCAATTCTTTAGTTCCTTACACAGTTCGGTCAGCATTCATTTCACTCCCTTTATTAGCCGTCTGATGGTTCTGACGGCGCTCCATCATCTAGCAACGCAAGTATGTCATCTGCTCTATCAGCAAGGCTCAGAATGGGTTCTATGGCTTCTAGCAACGCGCCAATGCCATTCGACGCATTCGCAAGTTGTAGGATTGTCCGCCAAGTATTTTCTTCGACAGTATCAACTCTAACCAAAACGGTATCGACTGCCATAGCGATTCACTTCCTTAACCCTTGGAAATAATTCGGGCAATCGGAATCGCCTTGCTTTCATAATAGCCAGAACCAGCCGTATCCTTGACAGGTGTCCACCTAGCCGCAGTTTCAAGTTGAACATTGGTCGGAGAAATAATCGCAGTAGTAGGCTGGACAAAGCTGAAGCCATGCGGCGCAAACAGCTTGCGCTGGCGTGTGTAAAGCGTATCCATACCGCCATTGGTAGCCGCATCACGGGCGGTTTCGTTGGGCGTCTTAACTCCGCAATCGCAGTAGTCAATAGCACCATTACCCAGAAGGTAAGTTGTGTATGTCGTGACGGCAGGGGAACCAGAAGTTTCAACAGTACCTTCGTCATCAATCAGAATAGTTCTGCCGTTCCAAGTTGCCATGCTCATGTCGCGCTGCATACCATTAGCATCAGTACCCTTGACATACTCAAGAAGTTGCAGATTCTCAAGGTTAGTAGCAACCTGAGAGTGCATGATCGCCATGGCAAACAGATTCTTATTAGCACCAACGGCCTTTTGCAAAGCATTATTCAAGGTAGTTGCGCCAACATACGCAGCATCACCAGTTTCACTGGAGATGTCAAGCGTATGATCTGTATTGAAGTTATTGGTGGTTACACCAAAAATGCCCTTAAGGATAGACAGGATAATTCCCTGATCTACATCATCCCAATAAGCGGCAACCTGACGGGCAATATCAGCCATAAAATCATGACCGCCCGTAATGTCGTAGCTGAAATCTTTTTCAGTCCACGCCTTTGCGCGTCCCACAACAATCATGCTCTGAAGATACGTGCCAATTCCAGTGGCGGTAATATTCGTGGAGCCATCATAGTTCAGCGGAGTGCCACCAATACGGCCAACCATCGGGATAGAAATATAATTGCCGCCAGTCTGATCCGCCAGCATAGTCCGCAGGTCGTTTCTAGTCCGCAGCACGCCAGAAGTCAGAAAAGCATTCTGTTTGTAGCGCGGAACAGTTTCAAGATACTTACCAAAAACCTCGGCATTAAAATACTTTGTATCAAAAATACCCGGCATAAAATCACCTCATCATTTTGTCAGCCATGCCTTGACCGCTTCATCCGTAGGATGTTCATTTGCATAACGCATTTTATCAACGAGATTCATCTTCTCAAAATCTCCGTCATGCGCTTCAGGTGGGTTGTGCATATCCGCACCGTCTTCACGTTCCTTGGTAATGTGTTCAGGCCATTCTTCCTTCACAGACTTCAGGATTTCTTTTGCGTTTTCAAACTTGCCCTTATCATCCAAGTTACCAATCTTGTCAAGGTCTGTATACTTGAGCACCTTCGCAATGGATGTATCTTTTACGATACCAGCGTCTTTGAGAATATCAAGAAATGCGGTTTTCTTAGTTTCAAGTTCGGCTTTATGTGCTACTTCTGCCTTATAGTTCTCAAAATTCTGGTGCTCTTTTTCGTACTTATCCTTGAACCCGTCATCCTTCTGCGCCTTGAGATCATCAAGTTCCTTCTTCACAGATGCAAGTGTCTCAGCATCCTTTTTGAAGTTGTCTCGTTCTTCCTTGATCGCGTCCAGCGTTGTATTGTGTCGCGAACAAATTTCCTCTGCCGTCTTTTCCAGCGCATCCACAGGCAAGCCTGCGTTGGAGAGGAGTTCCTTAATCTGCTTGACGGAAAAATCCATGTTTAAATCTCCTTTGTCTCGGCCTTCAGTATATCGAAGGTTAGATTTATCTGCCAGCATTATACCCCAGTACTCTCGTTTTGTCAAGTGTGCAGTAAAATTTCTACCATGTAGCAAATAACTGCATTTCTATAAACCTCTCTATAATTTTTCCCCTTATAGGGACTTTTATAGAAATGCAGTTATTTACTACATTATACATCTTTACTACATGAAAAAAATAATAAAAAATATAAATATATAGTATATATTAGAAAAACCTATCTCACTAGTAGGAATATACAAAAAAAGAAAGGCTCCTGCGTTTACAAGAGCCATATCTCAAAAATTTAACATTGCCATTTAACGCTTTCGCGCTCCTCTTGCGTAGGATGTGCGTTCCAATATCGGCAATATGTTTTTTTGTTATTCGCCCTGTTCACCTGCTCAAACTTAATCGCATCTACCGTTTTTACCCAGCCCCCTTCACTCCGCTTCCACTCAGCCCACACCCAATCAGGCTTATCTGCTTTATCGTTAAGCAGCACTGATGTCGGAATAATTTTAGGACGGATATTGTTCAACGTTATAACCGTGTTTGTCAAAACATCCTTTACGTATGCAATGTCTTGATTATCCAAGTGAATTGTGTCGAGCGCCTTATTCAATGCATACAAACCGTGAATCATTTCCTCAATTGTCATGTTTAACCTTCCTCCTGTCTCTTTTCTTGCCGCACAAGTCATCAAGTGTTTTTTCATCATAGAATCCTTCAGTTTTTAACTCTTTTCTCAACCTCCTGATAGCCCTGTCTTTAATTTGTCTCACGCTTTCTGGCGAATATCCAAGCTCATCCCCCGTTTCTCTTAAGGTTTTTCCAGCGCAAACATATTTTAAAAGCACGTTCTTTTCATTTATGTCTTGAATCTCATTAAAAAGTTTCACCACCCTTTTTTTAATCTCCAGATCAACGTATTGCTCATCCAACAGTAGTGAATTATCAGGAATTATTTCCGACATAAAATCATCAAGGTATAGTGTTGGAGCTAGCGGCTGTCGCTTAAATCGAACCTGTGACCGCAATAGCCAGATTGCTTCATGCATACCTACCGCATATACCCAACTACTCAATTTACTCTCATTGGGATTATATGTATCAGACACCCGCAAAATCTTTATAATCATCGATTGTTTTATGTCTTCTTCAGACAAAAGCACATTCTTCTGAATGCTGTTACTATATCGCAATAGTATAGGCTTTACCTTGTGTGAATATACAGCATTTATCAACTTTATCACGTCTTCAATGTGGTCAACAACATAGTTATTCATCGTCTGATTCCTCCTCCAACATTTCCAACACAGCGCCTAAAAAACCAATAACAAAAAACCCGCACACCGACACACAGCAAATCAATCCAAGCCAGAACACCTAGAACACCATCCTCTCATATTGTTGATTCATCAATTTTTCTTCTTCATCTGCTTCTTTATTTGCTTCTGCTTCAAGTTCTGCAATAGAATCATTTACAAGTTCAATTGCTTCATCGAATATATTTAATACATCAGGTGAAACCTTGCAAGCAATCGCATTGCGTTTCATATCCTTCAGGTTTCTTATCCATTCTCTAGCTTCCTCAAGTTTATCAAACGCATTCATTCAATACCCTCCTTCGCTTGCATGAGATCAGCCAAAGTAATCTCCTTGGCTTCATCAAGGCTCATACACTCCATAACAACCTCACCATTAATCAGAACAGAATACCCAAAGTGCTTAACCTCTACGATTTCCAGCTCAAACTTCACTGCAATCAATCCTTTCTGCCCGCGTATCAAGCCCACGGGCGGGCGAGTTATGATTAAAACTTTCGGGAAGCAAGGTTCATTAACTCGCTGGCTGCGGTTAAAAGGCTGTCGCCGGTGACGTTGACCACATAGAGCAGGCCGTTTGGATCGGGAACGTCAGGGCGGGACGTTTCCCACACAAAGAAACACTCTTCTCCTTCAATAAGCGTAAACCTCTTGCAATCCCAGGCGGAAAAGTCCGCTATGGTTTCTTCGGTCAGTCGGCCAAACGTAACGCAAATATCTTTCCGCCGTCCGTAGCTACGAATGAACTTTTCCGTTTCAATCGCAATGTGTTCCAGCTTTTCAATGCGCTCCATGATAAACCCTCCTTGCCCGCGTACAATGCCCACGGGCGGGCGAGTCGGTAATCTTCCTCCAGTATTAAGCCCTCTTAAAAGAACCAACGTACTTATCGTATTGCTTAGTGTCGTGATTGTAAGCGTAAATGCTTTCAGGAATAAAACCAGTGCGCCTTGCTTTTGCGGTAGCGATCTCAGATGCTTCCTTCAAAGTGTCGCAATACTCAATGTCATTCCCGTTAAAAGCGTTTCCGGCAAAAGTGACCATATACTTTTTCATCTTCATACCCTCCCAAATTCCTTCGTTCCCTTAACTTCAAGTATAGTATATCATACGCTGAGACCGTTGTCAATACTTTTTTTAAAAAAAGCTGAAAAAAATTGAGGGGAAAATTTGACCCCTCAAATCTTAATTTTTGATAGCTCAGACGCAAGTATCTTCTGATACTCGTTCTTGTGGTTTTCAAATGCAGGTCGTAGGTATGCCTTATGATTTAATTCTTGATGGATTGCGTATTCAACATTAGTCCCGACAACTACGGTATCTTTTTCAACTTCGCCGTGCATTTCATAATCTTGGGCTGGCGGCAATTTGCCGTTCTTCATTGGATGCGGCTTACTATGCCCCTTAGTCGTAGCGTGTGTTATAGACCCCCTCAGCCGCCCTGTATCGACGTTGACAAGCAAGGAAGCATATGCTTCGGCAGTTAGTCCAATCATTTCCAGCGCCCGTTCCACGGCTTCTGAGGTTTGTTTCAGCAAGTTATCGGAATTATCCGTAATTTGATAATCTGCCATTTAATCGCCCTCTTTGCTTTTATCATATTCATTCATTTTTACAGTATATGTTTGATCTTTATAAACTAAATACAAAAAATTCCCTGATTCGGTTTTTTGTATAATTGATTTTTCTGCTTCTTTATCTTTTAATGCAAGATAATATTTTAATTTTATCATAGATTCATAAGGCGTTTGGGCTTGAAAATAAAACGTTTGTTTGGTATCTAAATTTCTAACCGCATAAAGCATTATTTAATAAACTCCTTTCTATATTGGTTCATTGCGTCTTCTACATAAATACGTGCTGATGGTGAATTTTCAAATAATATATCTAGTGCCTTATATACATCTGGATATTTTTGCTTCATATTGTCTGGGTGTCTAATATAATTACTAATACAAGTGGCAAATGCTTCTTCTGGATTATATTCACCATATACCCCATCAAATGCCATTAATCGCGTATTATATCTGCCGAATATATTTCCCGGATTTTCCAATATTGTTTCTCCAAGACCGGGTATTAAATTAGATATTTGATGCCCCATCTCATGCGAAATTACAAACTCCCAATCATTACCCAAACCATCTTCCCTAACATTAACTACACCATCAATATTGGCATCTGCCATCCATCCATCTGAACGCGCCTTTACTTTTTTGAATTTAATATGCTCGTTTGAAAAATCATATTTAAACGCAAATGATTCTGGCCCTCCAGGACTTGCTTCTTTCCATTCTGACGATTCTGCATTTCTGTGCAAAAGATTAAAGACATCATCAAGTTTCATACCGCTAGCCTTAAAAATAGCTTGTTGGTTTTCATCCAAACTTGTCCAAAAATCATATTTATCCGTTGATTTTTCTGCCGCTTGACGCAATTGTTCAATTCCATATGGTTTTTCTACTGCTAACCCCTCTGGTTTTTTCAAAGCATTTTTCCATTCATCATAGCTCATTTCACCAAGTTTAGAGTTACGCTCAAGCCCGTTGATACCGTTTTCAAGGGCTGTCCCCTTCACGGCGGCAATTAATCTGCACCTGCAATTATAGATCAGATAACCAGGCGCTGAGAGATCACCCGGATATTCAATCTTTTCTCCATCTACTTCAAATGGCTTTCCTACGGGTTGCATCTGACCATCCAACAGTCTATGTGCATGTCGCGTCCTGCCGTCTAATGTAGCTAGCCATATCTGCTTCAGGTCGATTCCCATATCTTGAGCGTGTTTATAGCTATCCACACGCCCCGCGCTCTCAGCCGTCGTGGTCATTGTCCGCGCGTTTCTGATAGCCGCTGACTTATCCATTTCACCCACGGTTTTTGTTAAGCGCTCAGCGATTTTTGGTATGGATTCACCTTGCAGTATTGATTGTGTCATTACTGACTGCATCTGACGCTTACTCCACCTCTTGGCCTTACCTTCTGCTATATCCTTGGCAACTTTTTTACCCGGTTGTGGAAGAATATCAGGCTTATCCTTCAAAAGACGCTCAACTGTCGCATGGTCATACAGGCTGAACGATAAATCAAACTCAGTATCATGCTCCATCTGATACGCCGCCCAATTATGATTGAGTGCATATACATCCTTCATATGCTCACCCGTCAATTTTCGGGCTATTTCTCTGGTATTAGACAGGTCTTCGGCTAGCGTGTCACGCATGTTTTCATACCATTTGCCAGTAGTCATCTTAGATAGCCGCCATTTATCATAGTCAGATTGAGACAAAAGCCCCTGATCTACAAGGGCTTTATGCTTTTTATCGTCCTCTTGAAAACGCTCAAGGAACGCCTTTGCCTTTTTCTTCATTTCACGGACAGCAATTCGATATTCCCAATCTATGCGGCTCTCAAGTTTTTCAAGCATTTTATCCGTGTCCTGATGCGCTTTATCCGTCATTATTACCTCCATTGAAAAACTCAAAATGATCCTCATGCAGCCTGATAAATCCTGATCGCCCTTCACGGATTGCTTCACGATTTTTCAAAATACAGTTTAGCAATTCCAGTGAAACTTTATGTGTCAGGCTTTTGTGGTGGTGTTTCAGATCGCTTTCGACATAGTTGAATATCCGCATTACATCCATAATAGCCTTGGTATATCCTCTGTTAAAATCACCTGACAGGCGTTCCATCTTATGATACCTCCGCATTTGGTTTGGTAAAAAACGAATGTGGAAGATTATACTTGGCACAATATAGTGCCTTTGCCATGTCCTCTAAAAGTTGATGTTGCATAGTGTCCCAAAAGACTCCCTCTATCGTAGGATGTGCTTGTTCTATACCAAAAAACTTACAATGCAAGAGTTCATGAATAAGCACAAGTTCTTGCGGTTGAGGTTGTTCTCCATCTGAGTTAGGCATGCATTCAGGTTTTCTAATAGATATTAATGCACATTTGTTTATCCACTGCACATTTGATTCGCCAGCAAATCCAACGTCACTAAGTTCATGTGGATATGCAAAACGCAATGATATTGTCCAGTCATTTAATCCTAAACGTTCACGCCATTCTGTGCATAGTTTATCCATTTCCTCAAAGTTGTCAAAAAGCATTTTAATAGCCATTTATGTCGCCTCCCTTGTAATCAACTCGCTATTCGGCAATTTTTCAATCCACTTGCAAAACTCCCGCCATTCTGGAAGTCTATGGGCTTTTCGTTGATTATAAATCGTTTTCAGTTGACGATAATTCGTAGTCATCCTTGCAGTAATCTCAAATCCAGAAGGAATATTATACAGGATTTTGAGATAACCGTCATCGGAAGGATTTTGGTTGTATTTATCAACTAGCCTCTTCAGAATATTAATAATTTCAGGCTCCACGTAACTATTGCACGATTCATCAATATTGAATTGCGCTATCCTGTGCATCGTGCTTTGGCTACTGACAAAATCGATAAAATGATACCTTTGCAGTTGCGGCCAGAATTTCAGGCTTGCGGTAAGATCAAACTGCACAATTACTCCATTAAGCCAATTATCATGTCCAGAACCGATAGGCGCTTCTGCAAGGCTCTGAATGCCCTTGGTAAGCTCGTAATTAACCGCATCAACATCTACTGCCATAGGAAACTTAGCCGCCCTGATTGCGTCTCCAAAGCCCATTACGCGCACATTATCAATCTTCACCTTCTTCGCCCTCCATGTCAGCTTCATCCTCATCTTCTTCAGGATTATTTTTAAATCCCGAACGATCAATTTCTTCTTGAGCCATCTGCTTCAAAACATCCTCTGCCTTATCTCCATCCCCAAGAATTTCAAGAATCTTCTGAGTTACATAGTCTTCTGGAAGATACTGCGACGCTTGTATCAGGCTGGTAATTTCCTCAGAAGTATTCACCATCATTGAACGGGTAAAAGTAGCTTCATCTTCCACACCCGCAATACTCAATATACCATGAATAAAATCCAAGACACAATACTCAAAATCGTCGGTTTTCGCGTTGAGCGGCTCATATGCCGCACGAATCTGCGTCGCTGTGACGGCTCCAGCCGCAATATCTTGAGTATTTAATGCCATAGCATCCCGGTACAGGTCTTTATCAAGTCTATCCAGAAGCGCTTCACGGCTGGCATACGGCGCTTCTTGCGTGTGGCTTTCTGCATGTGCGCCGTTACCATCATCACCAACTGAAGCCGCATGAACTGTTTTTATGCGTTTGACAAATTTTGCCAAATCTACATCATCCATCCCACCTGCATTTTGAATTGTCCAATAGACAATACTAGCTTCATCTACCGTGTTTGCAAATCCAGATTTGATAAGATCATAGCAATCTATCTGCTCTCGCAAACCTATAATTTCAGATTGATGTTCAGGATTGCCCCACAGTGGCACGATTGGGAAACTTGGGTAATTTTCGCCGTCGTAAATTTCGGCTCCATCTGCTTCGGAATAGCGAATTTTCAGCTTGTAGGCGC